CTTGCTGCTGATTCAGATAGTAAGGTAGCAACACAGAAAGCGGTTAAGGCTTATGTAGATGCTACAGGTGGTCAGACATTCTTAGTACCAACAGGTGCGATTCTTCCATATGGTGCAGCTTCAGCTCCTACTAACTACCTCCTTTGTGACGGTACAGAGGTTTCACGTTCTACATATGCAACCCTATTCGGAATTATTGGTGGAACTTACGGTGTTGGTGACGGTTCAACCACATTCGCTGTGCCTGACATGCGCTCTAGCATTCCTCTTGGTTCAGGACAGAAGACTAAAGCATTCACCTTTGTAGATGGAGATGTGACTGTAGGAACTGACACTATTGTTGTTGACTCAAACAACTATTTATATACAGGACAAGCGGTAGTTGCATCTAGTACAGGAACACTACCAGCAGGACTTTCAGCTACAACTTATTATGTGGTTTACGTTAGTGCTACACAAGTTAAACTAGCTACCACAGTTGCAAATGCAAACGCAGGAACAGTAGTAGACATAACGGCAGCAGCAGGCGGTGGGGTACACACATTAACTTTCTCTCTAACTAGCAGAACTCTAGCAGATGAAGGTGGTGAAGAAACACATGCTTTAACTGACTCAGAAGCTCCAAGTCACACACATACAGTTACATCGAAGACATCAGCATCAGGTGGAGAAACTGGAATAGTAGACTCATACTTTGACGCTTCATCTAGTGGTTCAGGTATTGAATTTGACCTGAACAGTCAAGGTAGTGACTCAGTACACAACAACATGCCTCCATATGTAACAGTTAACTACATTATCAAAACGTAATATGTCTAAACTTGTAGAATACAAATTAAGTAACTTCTCAGGTGGAGTATCAGATGATCCAAGAGAGGAAAACAGTACAAAGTTTCAGGTAACTGAGCATTTTGATGTATTCTCACAGCCTAACCGAATGATTCCTTACCGTTCATTGGAAGCAGACACAGAAACAAGCGTATCAGCTACAGATTTAAAGCAATATGACGTTCGTGATGTACTTTATGCATCAGCAAGTGCTAAACTCTACGGACTAGGACAAACAGGAGCCGGAAACACTAAGATAGTGCAGAAAGCAGACGCTACTACAGGCTTATGGACACTTCCAGCTAACTCAGAGGGGGCAGGAGCAGTCCGAAACGGTTGTTTAGTTGAATATAAGGACTACTTATGGGGATTCCAAGGTGGAACAAGTGTATTTAAGTGGGGGTTACTCTCAGGAACACCAACTATTACAGATGCAGCAGGGACAGTGGCTACTATCAGTTCAGTAGCTCAAGGAATCATCGCCAAAGACGATAATCTATACCTGCCATATAACAACAAGCTAGTAAGAGTAAACGCTGGTGGAACAGTACAAGATGATGTACTTATCCTACCTTCTAACTTCAAGATTACCTCTATTGAGAACTACGGTAACTACCTAGCTATTGGTTGTGCGCCAGTATCTACCTTTAACGGTGTATCTAAGGTATTCCTTTGGAACTTAATCTCAGATGACGTTCAGGAAGTAGTTGACTGGGGTGAGGGAGAGCTAAGAGTTCTAGCTAACATCGAAGGGATGCTAGTAGGGATTACAGACCGCTATTTAAATAATGCAACAGGGGCAGGTAAAGGCTCGATGATTGTCCAAATCTACCAAGGTGGAACGCCACAAGTGATTAAAGAAGTATTCACCGAAGCTCTTACTGGTAAATCAATGCCACTGTCTAAAGCGGTTAAAAACAATCGTGTCTTTTGGGCTGCTAAGATAATGACTAATTCAGCAGGAACAGAATACAACGAGGGTATCTGGTCTTTTGGTAGAAAGAACGTCAACTATCCTTTTGCTCTGACACTAGACATTATTGATGAGAACATTAACACTAGCGGTATTCAATCTTTCGGTACAGCCGCTAACTACTTCTTTATCTCTCACTCAGCCGACGGTTCAGTAGACAAGACTAACGATGCTGAAACCTACGCTTTTACCTCAGTCTACGAATCTCAAATCTTTAACTTTGGTGATGTAGACGCTGATAAGACCCTAGAGAACGTAAAGGTTTCTTTCAGACGTTTAATCTCAGGTGAATCACTTACTGTTAAGTATAAAACTAATGAAGCATCAGCTTGGACTACTATCGGGACATACAGCACCGTTGATACGGTCTCTAAGACCTTCTTAGCGATAGAAAGTACCTCTCTAGCGTTTGCATCAGGTCGGGAGTATGAATTTAGACTAGAGGGAACAGGTGGACTGCAGATTACTGGCCTAAGTTGCACAGCGCGTGTAAACAATACCCTTTAATATGCCAAACAACTTACAAGAACAGGTAAATATGCTCAAGCAACAAATGGAAGCCTTGAGTTCGGAATATCACTCTAACAACTTTGTTGGGAGTCAGGACTTTAATAAGAGTTCTAGGTTTAACACAAGTGTCAGGCTTCCGATTTATGCAACTGCACCCTCAACTTGTGTAGTAGGTGAAGTTTATGTAAATACTGGTGATGGGAAACTTTATGTCTGTTCAGCAACGGATACTTGGACGGCACAAACTTAGTAATAAAAGTGGTATAATATAGTTAATAATATGGCAACAGCAGCATCAAGAGCAAGGTCAAGACGATCATCACGATCATCAGGCTCATCACGTTCATCACGGACAACTAGAACATCTAAAGGAAATGAGACAGTATCTCAAACTGTTAATCGTGCCAAGAAGATGCTCGGTTCTGCGTATAACCCGAACACAAAAGCACCATCACGATCACGACTAGGTGAGATTGCCTCACAAGACTTTGTAACGGACAAGAATCGTAAGGACTTGGTTTCTTCTGGTGCTATTACTCCGGACATGTTGAAGCAGAATGTCCCAGCCTTTCAGGCACCAACACCAGTAGTACCTCAAGCTGTTGATTTTACTGCTAATAACTCAGGCCTAACAGGCGGTGAAGCAGGGTTCACAACACAGGGTAATTTCTTAACGGGTGCAGATAATAAGGTCGATGACAAATACGCTGGTCTTATTCAAAACGAAAACTACTTCCAGGACCAAGTTTCTAAATTAAACGAAGAAAGAACCACAAAAGGTGATATACAACGTCAACTAGAAAGAGACACAGGTGTTCGTGATTTACGCCAAACACAAAACAACCTTTCTGCTCAACTTAATACAATTACAGCCAACAGAGACGCAGCACAACTAGGTCTTGAAGGTCAAGGTCGTGGTGTTACCGACACTATCATAGGTGGACAGCAAGCTCGTATCGGTCGAGAAGCTGCTATTCAAGCATTACCTGTTCAAGCACTACTAGCAGAAGCACAAGGAAACGTAGCTCTAGCTGAACAGCACATCAACACGTGGGGTAAGATAATGATGGAAGACGTAGCGATGGACTACAACTTTAAGAAAGAGCTTCTAACCTCAACAAAAGACTTTGCAAACAGTATTCAACTTAAAAGAATTGAAGACCTAGATAAGCAAACTGAACGGACATACCAAGAGAAGCAAGCTCTGATCTCAGCTAAGACTCAAGCTTTATCTAACGCACTTGGACAAGGTGCACCAGCTTCTATTTCACAGGCTATCCAGAACGCAACAACACAAGAAGAAGTTGTTACTGCACTAGGTAAGTACAATGGTGATTTATTGGCTCGAGAAGCACAGCGAGCAAGTATTGCTAATACATACGATCAAATGAGGGCACGAGCTACAGCCGCACGAGAAGCACAACTGTCAGCAACGACTGAATCAGAGGTAGAACAGAACAAAAAAACTGCGGATACAGAACAAGCACTATCAATCAAACAGCTTGCCAATGAACTTCTATCAACAAGAGGTGGTTCTGCTGCCGTTGGTTTTGGAACAGGGAAATTCTTTGGAGTCGATGCTATAGCTGGAACTTCACGAGCAGACTTTGAAGCGAAAGCAGAGCGTCTATCTAACTTATTGACTCTCGATAACTTAAAACTAATGTCAGGAGTTTTGACGGATAGAGACATTCAGTTGCTTGCAACAGCAGGGTCTAACTTGTCTAACCTAGATATGTCACAAAAGGCAT